TGAACAATGTACCGCATGACGCCAGCCTCACCGTTATGGTAGGCAGCTTCATAGTTTATGTTCTGTGCCGCAAGAGAGGTGTCGTTCTCTAAGAGGAATCGTTTGGTCATATCCTCTAATACTTTTTGCCCATCGTCAGTGCCGAAGCATCGGTTGTAAGCCTTAGCTAATTCAACCTGTCTTTCTCTGATTGCACTTTGAGCTTCCCTCGCCTTGTCCTCGTTTACCTCTAAATCATCCCAACTCATTGCACCGCCTGTAGTTGTGGTGGTTGTTCAGGCATTGGTTGTTGCTGTTGTTGTTGGGCTTGTGCTCCAGCCTCAATAATGCGTTGCTTCTCTGCATCATCTCGCACCAGATCAGAACTCATGCCTGTTTTCTCTGCTACCCAAGTACCAAAGTCTTCAGTCTTGAACGCTATTAAGACTTGTTCAGGCCCAGCAGTAGCCATAACAAACTCTACGGCTTGCTGAACTGAAAGAATGTCCTCAGAATCCTGTGCTCGTGCTAGTGGTGACGTGAATTTAACCTCTACGTCTCTACCATCTAACTCGATAGGGGTGATTAAGCCTCTGCGGATTAAGATAGATACCACGCGCTTAAGGATTGGGATCAATACCTCGGTCTGTAGTCGTCCGAATGCACTACCAATTCTCTTGGCTAACTCTCTGGACTCGATAGCAATCTCGGTTGCTGTCCTAACTGGCCCTGCTGGATCGCGCAAGTCATTAAACATGGCAATCTTGATAGCATTTTGCAGCTCTACTATCTCGAATTGGGCCAATGACAGGCTAGATGACGTGTCTAAACGCTGTATAGACGGATTATTGGTGTTGTTAGAACCAACTGGAATAACAATGCCTGGCGCTATAACCATATTGTAAGGATTAGTGACCCCATCGTCGGTTGCGGTGTACATTCCTGCTAGGTCAATAGCGGCCTTTTGCAATACGAACTCTTTAGCCTTGTTTAGTGACTTAACATCGGGCAGTGTTTGCATCGCTGGCCCTCTACCGCGTACCTCACCAGAGACTTTGGTGTACCGTCCAGTCACCCAAGGGGATGAATTACCAAAATCTTCTACCCATGAGAGCCTTTCTTCCTGCTTAACCCATAGGCAACCGTAGTATTTCTTGTCTTTGGGGTCATAAACCACGCCCTCTGACACTTCTACCTCGGTATCAGGCTTGTTATCAATCATGTTTTGGACGTTGGTAGATGGTTGAAAGCCTTTCCACATCCTTTCAAGCAATCTAGCCTTGACCTTGAACCGTCTCCAGTGGGTTTCGATGGTACCGTTTGGCCCTTCTTCAAATGCTATACCCTTCTGAGGGATACAGTTAAAGACGATAGGCATGGAATCGTCTTCTGTTTCGTCAATCTTGAGCGTAGCAGTACCGATCAGTAGGTCTAGTGCGGCCTCATAGAACTGAGTACCGAAGTTAGACCGATTGATATAGTCAAAAACTATTTCTGCCTGCTTCTCTAGGTTCTCTCTAATCTGCTTCTCGGTGACGTTGAAGTCTCCGGTCTCCAGTAGATTGAGAATTTCGTTCGATGGGTTGAACGTAGCCCATCTAGCCCAGATCGGAGCAATGTTTTCTTGGAGTTTACTAGCCCCCTGCTGGATAGCAGTCAATGACGTAGAGTCAAATATGCGATCCATTTTCTTTTGGCCCTTGTCTTGGATCTCAAACAGGTTCCTTTGGGGTAAAAAATACTCGTAAACGTCCGTCAGTTGATCGTGCCACATGGCCTCAGAATCAAACGCCCTACTCTCTCGGCTCTTTAGGTCTTGGAGTGAACCAAGATGCGGGGGAAGTTTCATTATCTTGTGCCCATTGTTGAAGTCATGAGTCCAGCACGAGCAGCAGCAGCGGCTCCACGTCTACCAGCACCAGCTAAACCGCCTAGCATTGATCGTCCAGCAGATCCAGCAGCACCTCTAGCACCACGAGCACCAGTAGCAGCCTCGGCCCTAGTACGGGGAGCACCACCAAGCAATGAGCCTGAGCCTAACTTGCCTCTAGCCAATGCCTTGAAGCGTTGTTCCTGTTCTGCTATCTCCTCATCGAGTGCGCGTTGTTGTCTTTCTGTTACCGCTACTTCTTGAGCCGTTGGTTTGGGTGCCTTTGGTTTCTTCACTTTGTTCTCTCCAGATATTTGTATAACTGAAACGGTGTCCAGATGAATGGTCGGTTAATGCCTAGGATCTGTTTTGCATGTCCTACGCATGTATTGAGCATAAATAGCGATTGCCTTGTAATCTTACGATCGATTTTAACAATGATAACCTCCTCGATTTTATCCATTTGTCGATCGATAGTAAACAAGTCCACATAGTGTACGGTCTTGGCGTATATGATCCATCGGCCTCTATCTGCTATGGTGATATAGCAGTGCTTGATGAATGGGTGCAGGAATCTTGACCACCAATGGCCTGAGTCATTCGTGAATACGACATAAGCATCAGAAGACACTGAACCGAACCTCTGCCTGTCTTGGTTGTGGCCTATGTCCTGAGACCATGGATTCTTGCCAGCCTAGTGCTAGGGTCTGTAATGCATCGGCACCATGTGATGCCCAATCGTGTACAGGTGTGTCCTTGAAGACATTACGCTTCTCGTCGAACTCGCGGTGATAGGATGCGATACAGTTGAAGCCGTGCTCTGTCTTGTCTTCATCAAACCAGAATCTAGGGAACATCCGACGTATGGCTTGTATACCTTCGGCCTTAGTCTTTGGTCGTTGTACTGTTCGGAAGCTAATGCCCATCTCTCGGGCTACTTCCTTTCTGCTACGGCCACTTGTAAGCTCCCTGACTTCGATATCATGCGGTGCTAGATGCTGGCCTAGCATGACGTTATTGGTGGAAGCGTATTGATTGAGCCATTGAATGTAATGCTCCATGCCCTTGCCGTTGTTCTCATAGTATCCAATGAGCCTGATCTCTTTGCCTATGGCTTGGAATAGCCAGATGCTCATAGAGTCAGATATGCCTAGATCCCATGCGGTGTGCACCATGAGACTAGGTTCAATCGGTAGCCTTGTGACCCGTCCTTGATCCTTGGCCGTTGCTATCTGGTCGGCAAAGTATGCACCAGCTATTTGTGCCTCAAATGATCCGTAGAATTCTTGCTGGATCAGCGCTTCCTCCATCCCTTCCAGCCGTTCCTGTTCGATGATATCGGGCGATATGACCGGTGAGCCATCCGCTCGCTTGGTGTCTTTGACTGTTAGATTCTGGCAGAACCATTCGTTACTAGACTTGGCCATTTGATACAGTGAGTGCCCGTGATTCTTGCCTCGTGGAGTGTAGATAAAGACAGCCCATCCACCGTTCTCGGCTAGTATCGGCCTGATATAGCCCCATGCGTTAGGGTCGCATAGTGACCATTCATCGAACACCACGCCGACCGGATTACTACCGACTAGATTGTTATAGTTGTCCGATCCTGTTAGCTGCCAAGTAGACCCATTGACCAACTCTATAACCATTTCCTGAGCACTGGTACGCTTGCGGATCTCTTTGGGGAATACTTGGTCAAGGATAGGCCGACCTTCCGAGTCTATACCAGACCAGATAGCCTTCCTCGCTTGTGTTTGATGGGGGAATAGGTGCCAATATGTGCCGACACGCTTAAACATTTCCTTTGCTGTAAAGTTTAGGGTAGCACTGCCCTTGCCAGCTCGCCTATGCCAGACACAAACAGCCCTTTTAACTCCGCTATCCATAGCCCTAAAGAAGTCTATTTGATGCGGTCTAGGTTCCCAATCATAGGGAATAGAGATGTTAGGCATTCTTGAAGTCTGAGACCGTTATCTGTAGATCACCACCACCTTCGCCAGTGATTTCTGTAGCTTTAAGCTCTGGCAGATACTTACCCAGCATTTTGTGCCTTACATCTACCACCTTTGAATACTTAGCTAGATCTTGCTGAAACGTCTCAGAATTAGGATCTAATTTTTCAATCTTTTCTATAATATCAAATAGATATTGAACTGATCCCCTTTCTTGCATGTACTCCCTGAGTGCATCCTGTCTAGCTAATCTATTCCGTGTTTTAGTGTGTAATCCCTTGCTAGTCATTTGCTCTTATCCTTACGGAATATCCGATCATAGTTCGCTTGATAGGCCGCATTTGAGGCCGAATTGTACCGCCTAGCATGGCTACCCTTACCGCCATGATCCCACTCTGGAAAGTGACGATTAACTGTCTCTTTATCTAGTTTGTTGCGATGGTCTGGCACGTTTCACCCTATGTTTTACGGTATATGCTGTTTGGTTATTAGCTTATTCTAAAACGGTATTAGACAAAGTTTAATATATAAATTATTGTTTGATCCGTGGTATCAAATTATAACTCAATCAGCAAGGAAATACACATGATCAAAGCAAACCTTTACAACGCACCCAAAGCCCAACAGATAGACGGCAAGAAAATGATCTTAGAATTATCAGACGGTCAGCGCTTCAACGTCAAGGGTTCAAGAGAAGCAAACAAACTTTGCAAGGAGTTAAACGCCAAGCCTTGGAATTTCTAAGGCTTCGGGTCTACCAGTTAGGGACTGGTACTGACGAGGCCATCAGGCCGAAACCCAAACAGCAAGGAGTAACACCAATGAGAATCACTAGAAAATTTTTAGAAGCAAAAGTTGCATACCTTAACCAATACCTAGGCCAATCAACCGAGGCATGGACAAAGCAAGCCGACGGAAGATATCGCGCTAATGTTGGCACCTACGTGCTAGACCATAACTCAATCTATGGCGGTTATTGTCTTAACCGTATCTGCACCGAGGGCGGCGGCCAGTCGCATGCTATCAGTTCTAAGCGCGTTCCCGCTTCACAAATGGCTGATCTTATCTCAGCATTCCTCGAAGGCATGCTTTTGGAGAATGAAAGGCTAGATCGAGAATACGCAGAAATCGCAGCCCGTCTGACAGCTTAAACCAATCAATCAAGGGGATTATATCATGCGACATTTAGAAATCATCAAAGACCAATTCAACCTAGACTATGACAACCACGATGCTTGGGGTTCGGCTATGGCTTGGCACTTTGCGGTAGCTGACTATCTTCACTGGGCGCTTGATTCGGACACGCCTAGCGAATGGCAGTATTCACCCTCGCCTTTTGGCCCCGATGATGAGAACCCACAATATCAGATTATAGCAGAGATTGGGCCAGATACCGAGGCGCTTGAACACTTCGGCAATGTCCTCCATCGATTCTCTCAATACCTAGACAGCAAGGGGGAGTCATACTAATGAACTATGACGACGAAATCAGCGCCGACGATATCTTGACCGCAGCGGGCAAATACAAAAAATATATCTCAGGAATTGACTACTGCGACCAAGAATACATGGTTTGGCTCAAAGATGGCTACCAAATCGCAAACTATAACAGCACCATTTGGGTCATGGATTCAACAAAAGAGGAACTCGACACATTTGCAAGCATCATTGCATCTATCGAAAAAATATCACAACAGAGGGCGACAGCATGAACCGATTAACAAAAATCAGCATAGCCGTAGCAGTAGTCGCGGCTCTACTGTGGATCTCAACCAGTGACTACAACCATGAGGTAGAAACGTTCAACCAGTACGTCGAGGACGTGTGCGCTGGATATCATCCAGACTTCAACAATGTGCAACCAAAATGCGAGGGCAAATAATGGAATTTCCATATGAAGAAATTGAACGATATGAATTAGCAAGCGAGATTCCCGACAACGTAGACCGATCCCGCTTGTGGTCTGTAGCGATCTACGACACCGACTGCGATTGTTGCGCGTACCTGTACGGGCCCAGTCAAGATCACGTCAATGTTTTCTATTGGGTATTAACTCAGGAGCAACACGACGGGCAAACATACTATGAGGAAATGGCACACATGGACAGATGCGAGGTTGCAGCATGAGCAAGACGGAGTTATACGAATTTATATGCGAAATTAGCTGTAGAGTAGCCGATGATGACGATTACGAGGATGATTTGCTGCCACAGTTTGAGGAGTTATTAGCATTTATTGAAGGGGGTATTATATGAGACCAAGCCGAAACGAGATATTGCAAGCATGGTTGACGCTGGTAAAGATCAAGGAATATTACGATCAAGACCGCCTAGATTCATGGGACAGGCAACAGATATTTGATGTGCTGAGGATACTGGATCAACTACAACAGGAGATGTGCCATGTGGAAAGATAAACTTTTGGTACCTAGATACACAGGCGGGGCGATGATAATTGCTTTCTGTGTGGGCTACATCATAGGCGCAATGCTGATGTGACTACCAAGACGGCTTCTTAGGGTCAGCCTTTGGAGCCGTTTCCCTTTCAATCAAGATCTCGATGTAGTGCGCTGCCTTCCTGAGATCTTCAACTCCACCTTTATCACGCCACCTAGAAATATATTTGACCACCGCATGCTCACAGATGCCCAAGTCGTTTGCTAGTGCGTACTCAAGTGGCTGAATCATCATGGTTTTGTAATGGTTGCCTGCTACCTGTCTATCAAGTGCTGTCATATCAACTCCTGAATGTTTGCCTTCAATCTGCCCTGTTCCCCGTACAATTTGTGGAGGATTACGCAAGTCATACTGCGAGAACTGGCATAGCCTGCCCCACTGTGCCAAGCATCGGCGGGTGCTAGGATGTTCCAAGACTCGAACAATGCGCCGCCATATTCCTCTTGATTCTTGTG